TACACAAAAGATTTGACAGTTTCACTTTCATTGTCCAAATTATTATTTTTGAGCCAAATTAATGTCTACTATCATTTACTAAATTCAATGTAAACGTTATTAATTTAATTCTATGTAAATCCCAAAATAAAGTAAAGAAATTTCAAAAATACCTAGACTCGTAATTAAAAACATATTCACATATACTCATACTAACTTTTTGTTATTAATCGAAATTTAATTGTAACTTTCTCGTAAAACTGCTGAGCTACAATAGTTTAGGTGAATTAAGAGAGGAGATAAAAATCAGAACTTATCTGGTTTCTTTTTATAATGAAATTTCGTAAATTAATAATTTCTTTGTTAGGTACTGCATTATTAACTTCAAGCGTTGGTTTATCAACCACCACTGCTTCTGCTGATACGCTTGATGACTCACAAAATACAACTGAAGTTCAACCCAAGAACCTCAAGTGGGCTTATCCGTTTAAAGCCAACAAGAAAAATGGTGTTCGTCCAATGTATAATGCACAAACTTTTGGCATAACTAACTATATGCGTTCTACTACACCACCTTCCTACTTTCATGATGGTTGGGATTTTGGTTTTTCAGAAGTTGGGCATTCTAACGTATATGCAATTCATCAAGGTACTGTTAAAAAGGTTGCTTATGGCAACGGCCTTGGCTGGTTCATCTGGGTTATTAGTCCTGATAATTACGTTGAAGTTTACCAAGAAGGGTTTAATAAGAAAAAAGACATTTATGTTAAGACTGGTCAAAAGATTAAATTAGGTCAAAAGATCGGTAAGCTAACTGGCTCACACTTACACCTTGGCGTTACTCAAACAAATAAAGATTACATAAACAAATATGGTTTTCCATGTAAGAATTGGAACGTTAACAACGGAACTTGGCTCAATCCAATCGAGGTTATCAAAAGCAACTTAAAGAAATAGTTAACATAATCTAAAATATTGAAAGTAAAAAAGCAGGTCACAGCTTATAACAGTTATGATCTGCTTTTTATTAATCCCAATGTTCCTTGATAAACTTAGCTCTTCCACCAGCTTCTTCCATTGCATATCTAAGTGGATCTTTTTTATAAAAATCTTGGTGATATTCCTCAGCTGGATAAAATGGCTTAGCTGGTTCAATTTTAGTTACGATTGGTTTATCAAATTTACCACTAGCTTGTAATCTTTGCTTAGATTTTTCAGCTGCTTCTTTTTGAGCAGGTGAATTATAAAAAATTACAGGTCGATAATTATCACCACGATCTTGGAATTGCCCCATTGCATCTGTGGGATCAGTCACTTGCCAATAATAGTTTAGCAATTGATCATACGATATTTTTGCTGGATCAAAGGTAATCTCAACAGCTTCAGTATGGCCAGTCGTACCTGAACAGACTTGCTCATATGTTGGATTAGCAACATGACCACCAGTATAACCAGAAACTACTTTTTCTACTCCGTCAACTGTATCGAAAGGTTCGACCATGCACCAAAAACAACCGCCAGCGAAGATTGCTGTGTCGCAGTTGGCTTTTCCCTTGGTATCAGTGGTTTTGGCTTGTTTATTATTCTCTGTCATTCTTTCAAAATCCTCCAAATTCCGTGAAGTTTTCGGTTTTTTTTCGGTTTTTTCGGTTTTCAATCTTAAACCGAATTATAAAATAGATTATAATGATTTTTCATAATTTTTAAAATAAAACGCAAAAAAAGATCCACTCTAGAGTTTTACCCCTAGAGCGGATCTTTCTTTATAGTAAGTTGCTAATGTTTTCTTTTGCCAAGTTTAATAATTTAATCAAATCAAAATTTGAGCGTCATAGAATCACGCTCTCAGCAGCTATGATTTACTTGAATTTACCTAACTTTTTTCCATACTTATCTTTACCAACAACATAGCCATATTTTCCATTGTTACGAGGTTGTCGTAACCAAAGACGCAGTGGTCCTTGTAAAGTTGCATCATATTTAATCACACTACCTTTTTGCAACTTAGCAATAGCAGGTGAATTAATATGAGGTGAAGTATGAATCTTTAAAGCTTCACCTAAAATAAAAGTGCCAGATTTTTTAACCCACTTAGATTTTGAAGCATACTTTTTTGTGGTACCTTTTAAGTCAATAACGTTAATATCACCATCAACGCTAAGACCATGCCAATTATCGGTAAATTGCCAAATCGCTACACCATCCATTGATGGGAAGTAGTTAAAATTAGCAGTATTCACACGACTGGAAACGGGATATGAAGCAACCCAAAGGCAAGTCCCAAACTGTTTAATAATTTGCTTGGTATTAATTTTATTTCTTAGCAAATCTGCCCCTGAATATAACCAGCATCACGAATAACTTTCATTGCTTGAATAATAGCAGCAGTGTTTTGACTAACATTGCCGTTCACATTATTATCGGTTCTCTCCCAGTCTACACCAAGATATGAGCCTTTAGGCAATCCAATACTTTTTGCATTCTTAATTGCAAAGTGAGCTTCTGACGCGGCTTGAGTAGCACTATGACCAAAGCAGCCATAAAAATAACCCATTGGCATGATATTGTTAGCTTTTGCACTTGTAATCTGTGCCTTTGCTCTAGGAGCAACAATTGAGTTAGATACGCTTACCTGGACAATGGCATACTTAGCACCAGCTTTAGCGTATACTCTTAATGACTCAGGTTGATATTTAGCAACATCTACTCCATAACTTTTCTTACTAATCATTTACAATATCATCCTTCTTTTGCTCGGCATTATCTGAATTCTTAACTTTGGCCATATTATTTTGTTCTTGTTTTAGATCAGTATTTGTTTTGGCCACAATTGTATCATACGCAAATTGCACCATATTACGAACTGTATCTTTACTAATAGAAATAGCTGGATATAAAGCTTTAATTTGATTGTATGCTGAATCAGTTGCATCATCTAACTTTTGATCACCGTTTTTATCATCTTGAGTTTCCTGATAATTGGAAGCCTTTAGAGCAAGCATCCCAACAATATCAAGGACATGCCCCATTTCAGGATGAGTAAGTCTGATCTTTTCAACTTTAGCTTGATTATTCTTATACCATGCTCCAATAAACATTGCTAAAACAAGTACAACAGCCCAAATTAAATTAATTACGATTTCAGTTTTCATCTTTATTTTTCCCCTTCAATTCACTTTTTAAATCTTCAATTTCTTTCTTAGCTTCATCCAGTTCCTTTTCATCACTTGGAGGATTTCGCTTGTTTTTCATGATTACCTGATAGAAAGCACTAACTGCCCCCATTAAAGCTGCAATACTTGCTATCAAGTTACTTAGATCTTGCAAGCGAATCACCTCACTTAAAGTGGCCGACCAGTAAAGTTGCTCCAAACAGTGCTAATTCATGTGCCACATCCATACCCATTTCCCAATGTCCTGCAAAATAAGCATGTAATCCTGATAGTGCAGCAAGTGCTAATGAAATTGCACCAACTAAAGTAAATAGAGTTACAATGACATATTTATTTTCAACTAGAAAAATAGTGCATAAAAAAAGTGCTAATCCAACAAGGATAATTAGCATGTCAATTCTTGTATCATTTTCAATATTTCTAAAAGTTGGTGGCCAGAAAAAGTAATGTTTGTCCCCAATTAAAAAACAGCCGATAGCAATCACCCAAAGTGAAATGCCTAGCTGTCCTAGATTAACAAACATTTCTAGCGCACTCAATTTACGCCAACGCTTGATCATAAGGCTCACCTTCCAATCATTTGATAATCTTTTCAAGAAAACTTGCAATTCGTGGCGCTATATATTTTTTTAGTCCATTTGGATTAGGATGCGTAGTATCTGTAGCGCTTTGACCATGATAATATTTGTTGATGAAGTCATCATTCCATGGCCGTAAGTTAGATTGATGGTACAAGTCTAGAAAAGGTAGTGAGTACATTTGGGCAAATTCTTTCATAGTCTGTACATATTTTTCTGCGAAATCATTAATTGCCATATTGTTAACTGTAGTATCACTATGTGAGTTTAGCTTTGACATTGTATCTGTCTTAAATGGATTAATTGCTCCCCATGGACCTGGTGAAATAATACCAATTAGAACATCAGGATTATTCTTATAACAATTATTAATTGTTGCAAGCATAGCGCCCCACATAGTAGCTGTATCAGTATCACCTTTTTGTCCAAATTTAAAATCAGGATAATAAGCATCGTTAAAGCTACCAAAGATAGTACATATATCAGTGTCAGCATCAATATTTCGCTTAAAGAATTGATTGTTCCAATTATTCGCGCCACCAGTAACATAACCAGTGCCTCCAGCACCTAAGTTAGTAGCTGTAATGCCTGTAATGTCCGCTACATCATTGACATAGCTTTTACCATCTTTATCAAAAATGGCTGTCCAAGAATCACCGATGGCTCCCCAATGTAAGCCGTCCAAAGGCTTCTTTTCTTTAATCGAAACAGCTTTTTCAAGTTTTGTTTGTACATTTAAGAAATATTCATTAACTTCAAGATATGCAGCATTCTTTGGAATCATGAAAGTTGTAGTAAGACTCTGACTATTTTCATTATCACAACAAGAAATCAGATGGCCTTGAAAATCTATAATTTCATAAAGTCTAGCATTCCATGCACTGCAACCCGTTAATCTGTAAATCTCAAAAGGCTTAACCTTAACAGGAAGATATGATTTCATTGCATTTTTATTATCAGGAGCCTGATCTGTATAATTTCCATTTCTTGTATAGTCCCAATATCCTGTTTTATTAATTTGTGTTAAATTAATTTCTTTAAAATTAAATTCCTTATCTTTTAAAATAATTGCTAGATTATCTATAGCATCTTGATCCTGATTATAACTATTAATTTTAAACAGACGAGGAACAAATTGTTTTGTCCCATTAAGAATTAACGAATCAACGTTATTCGGTATGGTAATTTTTATTGACTTAATTTGTGCATCATTTTCAGATGGGAAATAATTAATAATAGTATCATTTTCCATCATATTAATTGCTTTTCCATCCCAATAATTATTTGTGTAAACATAATATTCTTCGCCCGGTTTAACTGGAATTTTTTCTGTATGAACAGGGTCACCATCAGAGGCATTATGTTGAGTAATTACAGTTCCATATTTTGAAAAATACCCATCTAGTAGATTTGTAATTTCAACTTCATCAACATTTGGATAAAGACTATTTTCTAATGTATCACTTAAATTTTCTAAATGAATACTCTTATCTGCAATTCCTGTACTTTGATATGTTCCACAGTCTTTCCAAGAATTATTGTTCCATAAATAATAATGGCCATTGTCAGTGGTTACCATAATACCATTTGATCCATTTGGATATTTTTGCTTTAAATCATCTAAATTGTTAAAGGCTTGAGGTTGAACATAAGAAGTAGCAACTTTATTAGTTAAATACTTATCCAGATTTTCAAATTTATCCGTAGTAACAATATTATGTGTTTCAATATATGCCTGCATACTCTTTAGAGAGTCGGTAATATTATTTAATGTTGCGGTATATTCTGAAGCCAGATCCTCTGAAGATTGTGCTATTTCTCTATATTTTTCCCGTAAATCACTTAAGGCTGCATTGGTAATTTGATCAAAACTATCAGTCTTATCTTGAAGCTTCTTTTCTGCTTCTGCTAATGCTTTATCAAAATCACCAATGAAGTAATTTATTTCTACACCGGCATCCAGAACGTTGCCTAAAACTTTGAACCAAATATCTTTGGAAGTAAAAACTGAACCATCTTCTGATTTCAAGCCAATATATCCAGCAAATAAACCACTGTTCTGCCACATTTGTTTAGGAATTAGCAAAGTAGTTAATCCACTTTGGCCACCATCCAAAGTTCCTGATCCATCATCTTCAAATTGAGAAACAGGAGTATTAATTGGAAAATCAATTTTTCCAGTTTCACTGTTATATGAACCATCACCAGTTTTACCAACAATGTAGGCATGTAATCCCTTTAAATTTAAAGGCAAATCATTTTTACGCCAAGCGATTGTCAGTGGTGTCTTATTATCACCAACACGTGCATTATAAATCTGTGTTAGATTTTGCAGTTCACCAACTTGCTTATCAATATCAATCGTAATATCTGCTTTAACTGCCATATAAATTTTCCTTTCTAATCAAAAAGAGCCAACGAAATTAATCATTGATTCTTTTAATTTGTTGAAACGCCACCAAATGGATCGGCCATTTGTACAACTTTTTCTGCTGCTTCCATGACTTGAATCCAAAATGATTGAGTTGCAACTTTTTGATCATTATTTTTAATTTCAAACCATGCTGAACCTGTAGCAAGTGCCACACTCTTATTAATTGCGTATGTAGCATTGCCGGATACATCCCCTGTAGCCTTATCACTGATTACGTCACCTGACCAATCTTTCACGTTAAATGAAACCTCAGCCTTTGAAAGATCAATTGGTGAGTTGGTTTTATCAGTGATCAAAGCCGTAATGGTTTGACCATAATCGTCTTGCCTTACTCTAATCAGTTCAGCATTTGAATAAGCCTTATTTGTGCTTAGTATCAGATCGGCCATGCTTATCTTCCTTTCGCAATGCTTTAATCTGAATATTTAATTCAGCATTCTTAGATTGTTCTTGCTCGAGCAAAACTTTTAACTTGGAAATCGTTAACGCTTGTTCAGCAATTATATTTGCCATTTCTGTTCCAAAATGTGCAATTACTTTATCATCATTTTTCATTTATTTACTTCTTTCCTTTAGTTTGAGTCTTTAGGTAATCCTCTATGGACTTATTCATTTCATCATGAGTAACCATTAACGATTTGATACTTTGCAATTCACCTAATACTTTTTCTAAGTCAGAACTAGTAATAAATCTTTGGCCATCATATCTAAAAGTTGCTGTATTAGTATTTAATTCCAGTTCATGCCTTCCAGGAGACATCAATCTCAAATAAGAAGGTCCATAATTACCAGTATGTAATCCTCCTTCTTTTGATGAAATGATTAATTGGCCAGAGCTCAAGCCCAAAGCATAATTTTTACTACCAACCGTCAATCCTTTTTCAGAGTCGAATGTTCCAGTTTCATACTTATTGGTTTGTCCAATAGTTATTTCAAAACCGCCAGTATCACATCTAAGAGCCGCATCCATTTGTACCATTGTTCCTTTAAGAGTGATAAGATCTCCAAAAATACCATGTTCTGCATAAAATGAACCATCACTACCCATGGCAGTTCTTATTTTTTGAGTTTTTGGATCGCGATAGGACAAGCCATTTACATTGAAATGCATTTCAGAATTTTCATCTTTAGCTACCAAATCGACTGCGTTTTCCCAATCGATTTTTCCATCAGCATCTACACCACGTATAACGGCATCTTTCGTACCATCAACCCAATTTTGAAGATTCAAAACCTTACCTGACCATTCAGTCAAGTATTTATTGAATTTTTTAATTGAAACTAATGGCTTGCCATTTTTATCCGTAAGTTTTAATCCCTTCATCATGGCTACAAGTGCTTCTCTTCTAGCATCACCTTCCAAAGATAAGGCATATTCTGCACGACCAATCAAAGTATCACTATGTTTGATTCTTTCATTAGTGTTGCTAGTAGCTTGTCTTATTTCTTGCTGAGTTTGCTCTTTCAATAAGTGCTGCCAGGTTTTAGGTAAATCACCAATATTTATTGAAATATATCTATGATTCAATGCATCCCATTCAGTTGAAGTAACTTCTGCTGTAGTGTGAACACCAGCATTATCATCTTCAACACCAATTCGATCATTCAAACAAACTTGATTTAAAAAATCTAAATCACCTTTCATTTGTTCTGCAGTTACTTGAATTGAAGTTGGAGGTAATCCAATTTGATGTTCAATCATAGCATCATTAGCTAATTCACGTAATTGAGATACATCTTCATCAGTCATTTGCCAAGTACCATCAGCCTGTAAGCCTGAAGTATCATTGTAATCATGCTTAAAGAATGAACTTAAATCTAAGTTCAAAACACGTTGATTTTCAATGCCAATACAGTTATCAGCAATCAAAATCTTTTCAGGTAAAGTTACTTTAATGGTTTGTGCATCTTGACCAGTACTATTTGAATCATCATCTGTATCAGAATCAGCTTCAGTACTATGTGGTTCTTCATCGATATCTCCCTTAGTATTAGTAAGTTTTGCAGGGATGTATCCATATTTGTCACCATCATACTTAACGTAATACCACTCTTTACCATCAGCACCTTTAGCAGTACTTACTACATCAACACCAGTACCATCCTTCAAAGCCCAATTAACAGCTGAGCCTTTGGTTGGAGCCGAATAAACTTCAACCTTACCTTTCATATCTGCAGTTTGAGCTAAAATCTTTGATGGTCCATAAGGTTTTACAGACTGGTCAGCTTTCCAATCAAAACTTGAAGACTTAGCATAAACACCACTACTTGTCTTGTAGTAAGTTACGCCACCCTGGACAATCTGGCCATAATTCAAATTATAAACTCCACGCTTAACTGTTGTTCTGACCTTTTTCTTTCTGTATTCCTTATATCTTGGATTGAGGATTTTGTAAGTCTTTCCATTTCTTCTTCGTTTTAAGTACTTAGGTGTTCGCTTAGTTCTAGTTGAAACCCATTTTATTTGCTTCTTAGATGGCTCAATTCGACCGGTCTTCTTATTCATTACATATTGTTGCTGATTTTTCTTCATCACGCCTCGACCGTGTGATGGATAAGAAGCATATGAACTTGATTTATTTAAAGAAATGTGAGGGCCATAAATCCATTCATGGGATCCGATTCGATACCACAAATTACCGTTTTCATCACAGGCAATATAATCATAAGTGAATTTTTGACCATTCTTTAAAGTCTTACCAGTTCTGTAGTGATCGCCACCTTGATATGGAGAATAGTAAACATGGATTTTATCACCATTACCATAATAGGTAACAACAGCACGACCAGAAGCAGGGTATTTAGTTCCTGCTGTTTTAGTACCTGAAGCATCTACAGTAACGTGACCAGAAGCAGGATTAACAATATAGTCTCCAGTTTTATCGAAATGAATCCACTGAGCATCTATCCAGCCACCGCCTTCAATTGGATACCAATCATGGCCACCAACAGTTGTAATAACTTTTCCAATATTACCATCAGCATCGACTGGAGTTGAATCACCATCATGAACAACGGTACCTAACTTGATCTTTTGACCATTTTCAACTGTCCCAATTTGATGCTGACCAGTAACAGGTGAATCATATATTGGTAAACCACCGCCACCATGATAAACAACGGTACCAACGGAATCCCAATTAGTAGCATAACTACTCCAATCAACATTATCTTCTGTTGCCTGAGGAGGTGCAGATTTATATGTTACATAGGGATAAATTGCAGTATAAGTACTTTCAACATTAGTTGTTGATGAAAGACTTTGAATATCACGACCAACCTTTAAAGGCTTATTGATATCCCTTCCTGCTTGTTGATAGTGATGGATCTGCCAGTTATCAAAAACTAACTCGCCACCGAACAAACCAAGAATTGATTGAGTTGCTGAATCACCTTCAGCATCAGGATCAGTAAGTAAATTTCCAGCTGGAGTATCCATTGAAAAATTAACATCAGATAATGAACTAACATCAGAATCAAATCTGATACCTGGATTTGCTGCAGTTAAATGTTGATCGATCGCATTAAATGCTTCAATAGCACTTGCACCTTGAAGTTGAATATTATCATCAATAGTTAAGTCAGCTAGGTCACCATCAATATGTCTTAGATCAATAGTAACGGTATTTTCTGAGCCAACCGTTTTAGTAATATTCATGATCCGGTATTTCTGATGCAATGCATCAGGTCCTCCATCAGTCATAATTACTTCACGTTCAGCAAGTTTATCAAAGTTTTTTCCATCAATAGGATAAACACCCTGACCTGTTGGATATTGAGAAGTAACACTATTGATTGTTAATGATTCAAAGTCCGGCAAAGGACCTAATCCATTAGTTTCATCATCATCAACAGCATTAGCATAAAGAATTGGATGCCTCAAATAGTAAACTGTATCTGCTTGATCATCAGCTTCTGAAGCACCATATTCTTGTTTCAATTGATCAAAAGTTGCAGTTTCAACCATTAAAGAATTCGCCTCCAATTCGGTTTCCATTCAATTAAATCTAAAGAAGCATCAGTTTGAGGTTCAAACTTAATCGTATTAAGCCCATGCTCAAAAACTGGTGCATCGTTATTTGTAAGCACGACATTTTCATTTAAAGACGTTGCCTGATCTTGAAAACAATCTGCTGACAATCCGTCCAGGTAGCAATCCCCATCAATATTGTTAAATTGATACGGCATCCCATTTACTGTTAATACAAAATTACCAGTACCTTTAAAATGCCAATCTGGATAAGCTTTCAATCTTTCAGGATTAACAATTTGTCCATTCTTAGGCAAAGACTGCCAGTAATACCCATCAGCACGATATTTAAGCGGCTGCATATGGAAAGTAATCGTTGCAATCTCATGGCTTTCCATATCATCTTGAGACTGAGTAAAATCTGGTGCTGTACTTACTATGGCCATATAAATGTACGTCGGCTTCCAACTCAATCTAAGTGGAGCATACTCGCTTCCATCAAGCCAATCCATTACTGCATCTTCAAGATCATCCATGTCTTCAAATCTTTCCGGACGATCGATTGTACAAGAAAAGCTCACATCAGTGGGACTTCTGCTGTGAGCATTGCTGAAAATATTTTCAATTGAGCTAGATGGTATTTGATTAAAAGTTAAGTTTGGCGCTGAATGCACTCTTTTACTATCAATATTTATGCCAAAACCAAAATCGGCACTAGATTTACCATGATAGCTAATATAACCAATATTATCTGTCACTTAAGTTATACCTCCCTCTAACAACAGTTTGGCGATCGAATTCTCTTAAATAAGTTCTTAAGTATCTAGCAAACTTCCGACCATCTACATTAAAGTCACCAGATACATTGATTGGTTGTTCACCTAATCTTCTTGTTTCAGTAATTTCAGAATCAAGTTTCTTTTCAATTGATGTCATAACCTTAAGAATTTCAAGTAGTAGCTTAGAATCTTCACCTTGACTGGTTGGAGCATCTTGTTGCTTGAAATGCTTTAAGGTTCTATCTATCAGCCTATAAGCTCTAGCTCTCTTAGTAATATCCCAAGGAACTATAGTTTCAGGGCCGTTACCTTCACCAACTACGGCAATTTGTGGATTTGTAACAATGCCACCGTTAGCATACCCAAGAATTTTTCTAACAGTATTAGCACCTTGAACATGTTGAGAATCATATCCACCACGTTCCCATTCTCTAGAAAACGCAGCTGCTAAACTGGAAATTGATCCATGACCTTCCAAGATTCTCTTAAAAATAGATGTATTAGCACTATCACCATACATGGCAAAATTCAATTGCGTTGCTGGATCTTTCCAACTTTTACCATGCCTACGAGCATAGGCTCTTAATGCTGGCCCTCTATCTAACCATTGACCTAATCCAATTGCTCCAGCAGAATTGGAAATTCCTGGATTGAGTCCACCAGATTCAAAGAACCAATTCCCTAAAATAGCGGCAATACCATTTCTAGTAGCTCGTGGATCAAGACGCTTTAAAGCTTTGGCTAATGCCTTTGCTCTTGCAGGAGCACCTTCACCAATAGCAAAACCATTTAATAATACGCCTTTATCACCATACTTATCATTAATTTTCTGGATAATCTGCCAAAATCCTTTACCTACTTGAGGTTTTATGAATTTTTGTAAAGCATTATTTGCTTTTACTTTCACATCTTTGTTACTTGAATCATTACCACTAGTATTTGTTCCATTAAATCGTGCGAAAGTTGGTTTCACACCTGGAACTGATCCTGCAATAGAATGCATCCCTACTTGTGGATGGGCTGAAGGTGAAAATGCTGACCAATATTTATCACCACCAGCGTAAACTCCAACGTGATAATTTGGAAGCCAGAAAATTGGATCACCAGGTCTTGCTTCTGAACGTGAAATTTTATGAGCATGTGGCCACAATCCAGCTACCGTTAAAGGTCCCCAATTCTTGTGATAATACTCATTCATAGCCTTTGATACAAGACCAGAACAATCATATGAATTCGGGCCATAACGTCTAGCTTGACTATAAGAAGTACCGCGTCCTAGTTTTTCAACGGCTTTTAATAAACCTGATGCGGGTCCAAGATCATCATCATTGACTTTATCTTGAACCATTTTCCAGAGCTGAGACCACCACTTGGTTGATTGGCTAGTAGCAACTTTCATCATACCTTTAGTTAAGGTATTAACAGCCCCACTTAAGCCAGTAACTTTACCAAAGTTAGCTTCAGCAGTTTTGATAGGTTGTTTCCAGAACTTTTTGGCTTCCTCATAAAGCTTCTTTAACCAGCCTGTACCTGAAGCAAAGTGTCTAGTTACGCCAAGATCACGCATTTCAGAAGCATTAAATACTTCATGTCTTTGATCAAGAACCAAAGGAACGTTACGACCATTTACAACAGATAATTCACCTGTTGTTTTATCGTAAACCCCTTCACGATTACCGGTTTCAGGGCTGTCAAAGCCATCATTAAGTATTGCTAGAGTTGGACCAGTTATTGGTCTTCTTTGTGATCCTAAGTAACCAGTACCAGTTGCATAGTGGACACCACCAACTTTATGGACTGCGTTCTTATTACCACCAAAGTTACCAATAACTGTATCGATCTTTCCAATACCAGAATTAAGAACATCGATAACTTTATTAAGTCCCTTACCAGCCGTTTTTCTCATAGTCGTCCAGAAGTGATTGAAGGTAGTTGAGACACCAGACTCTAGTGATTTCCAACCACGTCTGTACTTGCTACTAAAGCTGTTAAGTGATTTATGAGTAGCATTTTCACCAGATTTAGAAGTTTTTTCGATGCTAGACCACATCGATTTAAATTCTTTTCTTGAATTCTTCGACATAATCTTTAAATCTTTATCAAACTTCTTAGTCATTCTTTCAAAGGTTTGAGCAAAATTGCCTTTTCCTTTAAGAGATTTAACAGCGGTTTGAGCTTGAGACTTAATTTCTTTACCAAATTTGTTCTTTTTGGCTGATTTATATAAGGATTTTACCTTTGAACTAGTCTTTGATAATCGACTAGCTAAAGTCTTATTGGTTTTACTTGCCTTACTATTAGCCGATGATAAGCCTTTAATTGAACTCTTAGTTGATTTAGTTCTTTTACTTAAGGTCCTTAATCGACTTGATGCAGAACTAATACCTTTAAGAGTACTCTTCTTACCAACTCCTTTAAGTGCACTTAATAATGACTTAACCGATTTAGTTCCTGAAATAGAAACTTTAATTCGTTTAGATTTAACTTTACTTAATGCAGCTTTTAGTGATTTTACTGATTTGGCACTACTTGCAGAAACAGTTATCTTTGCAGTATGACTACCAGATACAGCTTTAATTGCTGCAGCTAAACTTCTTACAGAACTTAATCCACTTACACTTGCACTAACAGAAGTTCTTTCTCTGCGTGTAGTTGTTGTATTTCTTGACCTGCTAGATGATCTTGAAGATGAAGATTTATGTCTAGTAGTACGTGTTCGTTTCCTAGATCTCTTTGGAAGTTTAGATTCAAGATATTTCTTTAGCCATGATTTTGAAACAGAAACAATCTTGCCTGTTGACTTACCACCAGTAAAGAAACTTGAATCCAGGTATTCCATACCTTTTCTAGTTCTAGTGGTTCGCTTAGCCTTCCGGTCTTTCTTTTCACGTCTACGCTTTGTCTTTTCGTGACGTTCTTTATCCTCAGCATAAGTTTTTAATTTTAGCTTTAGACTTTGAGAATTGATCTTTACTAATTTGCTTAATAGATTTGGAGTTTTTACATCCCCGATCTTGTAATTTTTCAGCAAATCAAAATCAAGTGTTCCAGAAGCTAAGTGAACACCACTACCAAACATTGTTGCTAAATCATGAGCATTAACAACGTGTTGACCAGGTAACATCCACCACTTTAGATTTCGAACATTAGGGAATATCTTTAAAGTTCCATCGGTATCAATTAATCCTTCACGATTATTGGTTTCTGGAGAATCTGAACCATCATTAACAATTGCAGGATAGCCATACTTCTTCTTCCAATCGGTACCATCAGCAAGGTGAATATTTCCTACTTTTAATTTGCCTGTAAAGAACTTACCTACATTGCCTGCAGCATCCTTTAATCCCTTAATGGTTCTATCAAAAGTATCCCTGACTCCCTTCCAAAGATTATTCCAGAAGTCACCAACACTTTTGCCAAATGCTTTAAATTTAGTAAGTACTTTACCTAGGCCACCATGAGTTTTGGAATTAAGTGATTTATACATATCACCGGCATTTTTGGTAAGGCCTTTCCAAACGCCACCAGTAAAGGATCTAATATTTTTCCAACTAGCAGACCAACGCTTTTTCTCAATATTTAATTGAGTTTTTGTTGTCTGACCAATTGTCTTGAATAAATCACCATGATTTTTCTTTAATCGTTTACTAAAGGATCCAAAGTTTTTTCTAGTTTCATCACCATACTTCTTATTAATCTTTACATAGTTCTTACCAAACTTCTCAGTAGACCGCATGATCTGCTTGGTTCCCTTAGAACTATGTTTATATATCTGATCCCAATGTTTCTTGAAAGTCTTAGATGCAGAAGAAGTGAATTGCCGATACTTTTTACCAACTGATTTAGTAAAATTACCAACATTTTTAGAAACTGATTTATTGAAATTACCTACATTCTTCTTTACGGAATTAAATCCCTTTTTGACGCTTTTACCAACACCATTAGCCCATTTTCTGAACTTTGGATTGTTCTTATAAAGAAGCGCTGGAATTCCCAGCATTGGTGAAACAGCAGTTAAGGCAAGCTCTTTGGCGTTCTTCTTAGCAAAGGATTTACCTTTATTAAGACCTTGGCCAAACTTTTGACCTACTCCTTGCCCCCACTTACCAATTTTGCTGAAAGTGTCTTTTGTGCTCCAACCTAAATTTTCTAAACTCCAGAAGTTTTTAGGTGGTTTCTTGGATTTCCAACCGTTGGTAAATGACTTGACAGCGTCACCGCCCCATTTACCAACCTTGGCACCAATAGTAGCTCCAACAGCTGCACCGGCTGGACCACCAAACCATAGTCCAATCGCTCCACCGATGCCTTTACCAGCAGAAGTGCCGACATCTTCATACTGCTTACGACTACCAACTTTATCTTTAATTGCTTTAACAATTGAAGTAGCGGTATCAACAGCAACACCAGCTCCGGCTAAACCGGTTCCGACTTTGCCAGCTGTAGTTAAATTCTTAAAACCACCAGCAGAATGAGCAGATTGCAGAAGCCCAGTTAGTTTACCTGCACTATTACCTTTTTCAAATAAGCTTTCACTAAATTTAAAAGTTGATTTTGCACCCTTTGAAATAGCTGAACCTATTTTTTTGCCAAGAGAAACAGATTTTGTAACTAAGGATTTAGCACCATTAACTAGAGATGATCCAATTGATTTTCCTAGCTTAACCGAGCCTTTGAATCCCTTTACTAATTGCTTACCAAGGAATTTTCCAGAATCAACTAGATCACTACCAACTCTTTTGGCTCCCTTACCTAAAATGGAACCAACAGATTTAATAGCACTTCCAGCTCCTTTAGCACTTTGGATAAAGGATTTTCCAAATGCTTTTCCAGCCGTTAGGATCCCTTTACCACCAGCTTTTGCTAATTTGGCAGTAAACTTAAATGCTGTTCCCACGCCTTTAATTGCAGTCTTTGATTTACTTAAAACCCCAAGTTCAGACATGGCCAACCGAGTTTTATTTAAAAACTGTAAAAATTGAGCGCCTTTAACAACTGAATATCCTGTTAAAAGTCCACCAAAGATCCACTTAACTTCGGTTTTATGAGTAGTAGCCCATTTAATAAGGTCAACCAACCCATTAGCAACTGCACCAACACCATTAGCAAAATCTTGTGTTAATTTCTTACCATCTTTTGTTTTAGTAAGAAAGATTACAAGACTATCACCAGCTCTATTAATTGCTGGTAACATTTTTGCCCCAAGAGTCATGCTGAAGGCTTCGCCAGTCATCTTAAGACGTGCCATCTGCATTTTGGCAGTTTCAGAGTTTTTCTTAGCTAACTTAGCAACATAATCTCCATCTTTACCAGCTTTGAGAGTTTGCTTAGATAAGGTACCAAGTTGTTTGTTGTACTTAGTTAAGATTAAACCTGCTTGTTCTCCGGTCATCCCAAATAGGGATTTCATGATGTTGATCTTTTGGACCTTTGACATTCCCTGCATGTGTTTATTTAAAACACCAAATACAGTTGAAAGATCTTTTAATTTACCAGTAGAAGTAGTAATTTCTTTAGGCTTAATACCTAATTTTGCAAGAGCATTCTTCTTGTCACCTTTGAGCAAATTACCAGTAGCAGTAGATAAGCGGTTGATAACTTCATTTAATCCAGTACCAGCTTTAGATGCTTCCAAACCGTTATTGCTAAGAATACCCATAGCAGCTGCAGTTTGAGATAAACCAAAACCGGCTTGGTGAGCGGATGATCCAACATAGGACATTCCATACCCTAAGTCTTTGAAACCGGTAGAAGTCATATCAGCAGCATAGGCTAACTCATTTACTGCACGCTTGGTGTTATAAGTCATTTGAGCCGTGGTCTTAGCACGCATCCCAAATGACTCAAGAGTTGTACTTGATACAGCAACAACATCTTTAAAGTCATCACCTGATGCAACACTAGCCTGTAATTCGGTTCGCATAGCACCTAATGCTTGCTTAGTGGTATATCCTCTTTTAACTAATTCCTCATAGGAATCAGCAATATCTTGTTGAGACTTACCATACTGGATTGACATAGCTCGGCCTTGGCGTTGCATTTCAGAAACATTTTTAATTGCTTCCTTTTGTTTTTCACCGCCAGTAACGGCTAAGTTAGTGATTTCCTTATAGGATTGCTCTAAGTTACCAGCCTTTTTTGCTCCACTAATTGCAGCAGCTCCCACAGCTCCAATACCAGCAGCTGCAGCAGTAGCACCAGACTTAACGTGTTCCCACGTATTTTTTAAGCTGGACTTCATCTTATCAGCTGCATTAGTTACATGTTTGGCACCATTAGCAATCTTATTAAAGCCATTTGGATTAAGTTTATTTACTTCAGATTGAGCAGATTTAACTTTAGAATTTAATTTACTAATGCTTGTAGCAGTTTGATTAACTTTAACTTCTTGAGCATGATAAGCCGAACTAGCTTTTCCAGATTCACTAGCAATTCTTGAAAGTTCACTCTCTTGAATTTTTTGTTGCTTAGTTAAATTTTCGACAGCTGATTTATAACTAGTTAACCTTGTCTTTGCAGCTTCATACTTTTTACCTTCTGCTTCTAATCGCTTCACATATGAACTATTAACTTCATTAAGTGATCGATACCTTGATTGAAGGCTAGCTAAACCAGAAGTTTGATACTGCATAGCTGATTTAGCACGTTCTTGTTGAGCTGTCATTGAACTCAACTGCTTAACGGTTATTCCAAGTTGCTTAGCATAGCGGTTATAACTATTTCGGCCATCTTCAGTTGTAAGATCAAGAGCTTTTTGTCGTTCTTGAATTAATTTGATCTTTTCTTTAGCTTGATCAATTGAACGTCCTAGGCCTTCATACCTTGCTTGAGATGCCTTAAGGTAGTTACCAACACTTTTAGCTTGAACTTCTTCGGCTTTCCATGCATTTGTTGAAGCCTTTAATGCTGTGTTCATAGAACGCAATGACTGAGTAGCACTCACAGTATCAATTTTGATACTCGTGGCCATTACGTTTTGAATTCTCATTTTTCCTCCTTTCCAGCGCAAAATAAAAAGGGCTTATTCAGCCCAATCAGCGTTATCGTAAAAGCCACCATCATGCGCAACTGGTAGTTGTGGATTTTTATCTGGAACATTAAGAATATCCATCAATTCAAAGACATTGGTTTTCTTCCAAAAATCAGGAGCTATTCCATGCTTCAAGAACATTTCCTTACGCAAACGCTTCTTATCTAATCTTCTATTTTTTAACTCAAAAACTAATTTTCTTCGTTTGTATTGGAGGATTTTGGGTCTGTATCAGCATCCTCTTCAGCTTGTTGATTAATAAAATCAACATAGTCTTGATAAGAATCGTATTCAGCGCCTTGAAGAGCTAAAGCCATATACATGCCAAATTTCATTAGTACATCATTATCAATAGTTTCATTTATCTTATCCCATTGCTTAGTTGTTAAAGACAATGTCTTCTTAATAAATTCTTTTACGTCTTTAGCAGTTTGACGATCACGCTTCTTAAATTCCAAGAAGGTTTCCTTACGCTTAATGTCTCCATCCATTAACTCAATTTGAATATCTTGAGCCTTATCAAAGATGGCTCCTGTTGGTTCAACTCCAATAGTCTTTTTGTTAATAATGCTTGAAAATGGTGTTGTATCAATTTGAATTGGCATAGTATTTTCCTTTCAAAAAATAATTAAATTGATTTGCTGACTAAAAACGATTTACCTTCCACTCCCACCCAGCGTTTTAATTAGTGACTATTTTCTGTCTTCTTTTCTGAATCAGTTCCTGAACCTGTGTTTGTACCACTAGTAGAACCACCTGAATTACCTGGTGTTGGATTACCGCCTGCACTTGAGGTCTTAATTGTGCTTGCTTTAAGAATGTCATCTACTGTTTTTGCGGTAGTTCCAGGGAATACTTCTTGAAGCATCTTAGCTTCATCGAACTTCTTAGAACCTGAATTCCACTTCTTATAAGGCATCTTCTTACCACTCTTAAGCTTGAAAACATCTGCGATTGGTTCATATGCCTTTAAACTCAATTGAACGTTGGCATCTTGTTCTTCTGTATTATCAGTAGCGTGAGTAGAAGTTTGGTAAGTTGCTGTAGCATTAGCAAATGCTTCATATAAGAAATTACCGTCCAATAGTGGTTCACGCGTTAACAATGAAATATGTGGTTTGTGATCTTGATCAAGAGTTGCACCACCAGTTTCATCTTCTTCATAACCAACTACCTTGTTCAAAACATCCCAATCAATGTCTAAGTAAGTTACTGTTGCTGTTGGGTTTTGGCTTGGTCTAGTAGTACGTTTACGCTTGTTGTTAGCAAATTGATCTGTACCGGCTGCTTCCAAAGTTTGATATTCAACTTGAGTTGCACCTTCAATACCTGCATCAACGGCATAAGGACCATCTTGAGTTAAACCATTATCGCCTTTAACAACTTGACCATCTTGTTCTGAAATACCGCTCAAAATAGTTAAATCAATACCATGAGCTGCACTACCTAATTTTTCACTCATTATTTTCTCCTATAATTTTTTATAAAATAAATAGTCATAAAAGTTTGCTGTGTTTTGGGATCTGGTACCGGAGGTCTTTCATCTGAAAGAATCCAGCCATCATCCTGAAGCAAATCTTCTATGACTTGTCTTTTTTCATAAATATTTTGACTAAAACCTTTTTTAAAGAAAATTTGTATTTCAATTCTAAATCGAATCAAAGTTGAACGATTATTCCTGATGCCATCAGGTGTTTCATCAGCATTCTGAATAAGAATTGAAGTATATTTTCCTGTCGCATCTGGCGCTTTATTACCTGATGCTAATAAATCTAACCAATCATAATCTTGTTTAGCGATTAATTTATAAACTTCTGTTATAGGTGGTGAAATCATTTCTCCATCTCCTTAAGGGCAGCTATCTCAGCCTTAAACACCTCAGGATTAAAGCTTTTTCGAGCTTCATCAACCCAATGATCACCACGCATTTTTACAGTTCCATCATTAGTATACAGGGCATTCATTGCATGTATTCTTTTATCCCAGCCTACCGTTGCTGAACCATCAACCATACCATCTATGTTTTTGCCTGACACCTTAACATTATCAGCCATATGGCCATAAACTTTATCCTTATGATTAGAATAGTGTTTTTGCTTAGCTTCATGAGATAAACTATCAGCCCAAACTTTTGCACCAGCTAAAGTTGCTACCTGTTTTTGTTTCTTATTGGGTACTTGTTTTTTTATTTCTTCCATAAACTGATTAAGTTGCTTTTCAAAATTATCCATCACTCTCTTCACCTTCTACAATTCGAGTAAGTGTTATCTGATCATAACTATTAGGCAAATTAGCTGAGTCAGGATTAATTCCAGTAACTTGATACATCTGTCCATTGATCTCTGCATATGTAACTTCGGACCAATCTCTTCGATGATGTACTACATAAACAAAAGTTTGCCGCCAGTTAACATCAGAATGTTCAAATTGCTGAGTAATTGGCAAAGAATATCTTCTACCGCGTGTTCTAAATTTTACTTTAATACCAGTATTTTCAGTGTTTCCAGTACCTTCATTTAATTTCATTTCAGGTTTACCGAATTTAATTAACACCGTTAGAGATGTCGGATTGATGTTCCGTACCATCATTATTCACCTCATCGTCTTTAGCATCATATTTACCACGTAATTGACCAATGATGCTGCGACAAACATCATCAACATTATTTACTCTTCTTACAGATATTGTTGAAGCATAGGTAAACAACGTAGCAGCATAGGAATTACAAGCAACAGTATAAAGATTTTTTACGCCATTTTTTTGATAGAAATTACCATCATCAGGTCCAACGGAACCTTGAACAAAGCTTTCAGCTGCATTTAAGCAAGTAATCATGCGGGTCTTCATTTCTTCAGTTAAATCATCATCTATATAACCTAGAAGATCTTCAAGACCATCTTTAATGGTCAAATAAAATTGTACTTTGGCCATTTAGATCACCTTCTATTTATTGTCCGCTCTTCTTATTCGCATCATCAGCAGCATCAGTGCTACTTGGTACCCCTACAGATGAAAAAATGAGAGGTTGACTAGCAATCTTATCAAATGAACCTGAAATAATTGCTTCATCATCCCACACTTGAAGATCCATTCTAAGTAATGATCTAATAGCAGTTTGATTTCTTTCAAATGCATGTGCAGCAATATTTGAAGTAAGTAATTGTGGTTGTTGACGATCAAAGAGGTGTAAAAATTCTTTAAAATTACCATAGTAAAACGGATGACTTTGGAACTTGCCTGCAGCTGTCTTATTATCAGGTAACCATCTATCTTCAACTACGCGAACTACTGCATACGTTGATTCATCTAACTTAAACGTTGTGATATTAGTTCTTGCATCAGTTGTAAGTGCATGATGACCATCTGCTAAACGAACTTCTTTTAAAGCCTTAAATGCAGATTTATTAATCAATAAGACAGAGCCATCCCAAAGTGCCATATCTAAGTCCATAACAGCATCACTAATATCATCCAAAGTCTTTAAAGTAGCTTTGTTTTGGGATTGAGGCAATCTGCTAATAATCTCATGATTATATGTAACTGTATTCTTTAATGCAATGTGTCTATTTAAGTAATCTTCAACGTTAGCATCAGAATCATTAAGTAAATCATTACTTGCATAGAAAATGGCACCATAGTCACCAATTACATAATTAATTTTCTTAATAGATGGATAATCCCCTTCAGGAATATCAGTATTTTGGCTCTTGTTATAATTCTTTTTCTTTGTACCATCAGATTGATCATCAAATTGGTCAAGACGTGGCATTGGCTTAATTTCTGACAGCTTTTCCAAATCTCTTGAACCATGATCAGTTCCAACATTTTCAACAGTAATTAAATCTTTTAAAGAATCATATTGACGTTCTAAAGTATTAATTTTAGTTTGTTGATCATCAGGAATAGCTAAACCTAAAGTGTTAGGTTCATTCGGGTCACTAGTAGCGATGTTTTCCATGTATTTCATAGGATGACGAAGCATATCTATAAACCCATCGGCAAAGTTGCTCTTAGAATTATGTTTTTCTACAGGTACACCATTAGTTGGCTTAGGCATAGTCTTCATAGCTTCTTGAGCATCTTCAAACGTACCTTTAGCAAAATCACGAGCTTGAACTGCAGCATCATAATCTTGCTTAGCTTGCTCCATTTCCTTCCGGAAATTAGCTTTTTCTTCATCAGACATAGAATTATATGAAGACTTATACTTTTCATTTAAGCCAATTTTCTTGTTTAAAAGATCAGTTACTTTTTGACCAGCAGAAATCCAGTCATCATGCAACTGATTAATTGTTTTTCCGTTCATTTCTTATCTTCTTTCTTGTTAACTCCATAATAAGAGAGACAAGTTTTCATTCTTAACTTGTCTCTTTGGCTTATTTTTATTTTGTAGTTTAGGTTCTTTAATCAAGTTCTTAATTTTATTAATTACTTGGTTGCTTAAAATAGGGACACCATCAGCATTTACTACAGCTGGCATTTGTTCATCTTCAAACATTATCGAATCAACAAAACCATTTGCTACTGCGGTTTTAGCATTCATCCAGGACTCTTTAGCCATTAGTTGATATACTTCCTGGGCTGATTTACCAGTCCGTTTGGCATACAAATCAACTAAGGCTTGATCCATTTGATCTAACCCTTGCATGGCACTAGCAAGATCATCAACGTTACCATCGGCCCCTCCTGATGCTCTATGAATCATAAGTTGAGCCGTAGGAGACATTTCAACTGTGTCGCCGGCTAAAGCAATCCAACTTGCAGCAGAACAGGCATAACCAACAATTTGAATATCAATATTGCCTTGATATTTTTTCAACTCAGTATAAATCTCTGATCCTGCATCCACATAGCCACCACGAGAATTAATCTCTACCACAATATCTTGACCGCTAGCTTGATTCAAAGCATCCCTAATACTACTAGGACTTACTGAATCATAGCCCATCCAATCATAGACATCGCTCAAATCATTAGGTACGATTATTCCCTTGACTTCCAGTGTTTCCATTATCATCACCTCCTTTAGCTGTCATTTCTGCAGTTAAATCTGGCTGAGGAAGATCATCCGGCAAAAATCCTGATTTCTGCAAAACGTATCGAGCTTGATTGCCTGCTAATGTACCATCCTTTTTTAAACTAGAGATAGTAGTAGCAAAATTATCGCCTAAAACATCAATTGCCGGTCGTAAATCTTTATCAATATGAATATTAAGCTTGTTGTTTAACTCACTTACAATCGGAGTCACATAACGATTTAAAGCTTTTACATACTGATTGCTAATTTGTGCAATTGAACTCTGTTGGTCACCTTGGCCATTAATAAATGAATCTGGAACACCATATACTTTGGCAATCTGAGAACCAGTCCAATCTACTTGTTTTAAAAGATTAGCAATATTAGATTTAACTTCTAAGGGCTGATAGTCTTCCAAATCATCGATAACAAATGGACCACCATTAGAGTTATCAATTTGCGCTTTAGCCTTACGAGAACGTGAAGCACGTGTAGCCCAATCTAGCAACCCACCATGCTTAATCTTTAGCACACCATTAACCATAACTGATTGCTTTAAAGCTCTTAAGGCCATTTTATTTGATGCTGATTTTAATTGAGTTTCAGGCTTTAATGACTTCAGTGGAGATACACCAGTCAAGCCACCATTCTTAGATGCTAATCGAATATGAATCATATCTGATTGTGGAATATACATCTTAGTTCCAATTTCAGGTTCATCAAAACTTACGTTGTAATACATACCTGATCCATCGCTTAATAAATATGGTTGTACTTGTGATGGCCGTAAAAACTCCCAACGCAAGTCAACACCGTTAATATTTCGCCAGCGATACGCATAAGCATTTCCATCTAAAAGCAACTGCATAAACATTGATTGCCAAAATGCGGCTCCATTGGTTGTACCAGTTGGATTATCAATTAATGACTGTGCTCTAGATTTATCAGCCTTATATTTTACTAATACTAAGTCTCCAGATAACTGTGACAACAAGGAATAAATATCAGAGTATTCCAGAGCATTATCTGCAGATACATACTCATCTTCAGTCTTATTTAATGCAGACCAAATACCAGGATCATCGTTCAGAGAAATAGCAGATTTATTGGTAGGAGCTTGATTAAAAATTGGCATTTTTATTCACCTCCTTTACTGCTATTCCCCTTACTTCTGCCAATGAATTCAAAAACATAGCCTAAAACAACCAAACTAATTCCTATTGAAAAAAGTCCAAATGTATTATTGATAGTAAAAAATGCAATACAAAAGAAAATCATTGCCAAAATCCAAGCAATGATATCACTGTATAACCATAATTTTTTTAAAACTTTTTTTGTCAGTTTAATCATCTCCTAGTCCCGAATTTGGATTTTTAAACCAGTCAAGAACCTGTTGTTCAGTCATTCTATCTACTTCCGTTTCCTTAGAATTAATATCAGCATTTTCATCGTAATAATACATCCCTTGAAATAAGGCATCAATTAAAGCATCGACCACATCAATTTTTAGAGTTGCTTTCATCTTATCTATTTGAATACCAACTTTATCTTCTTTAACTACAGCATTCAGCAATGCCTTTTTCATGATAGGATCATCATTTATCGTAGCTTTATGAGTAATAAATTGCTCTTCTAAAAATTTTGTTGGGTTGGCCAACTGCAGTGTAGTTTGCTGAATATCCATAATATTCCAATTAGTATTTACGTTTAATGACTCCACTATTTGTTTAACCTGGAATGATCCCCAGCGATCATAGCCAAAGAAAACCACTTGTAGATGATGTTCTTCTACGAATTGAAGCAGCCATTTATAAACTTGTTCAGGATTGATAATGCCATCTGGATGTTCTGTAATATCACAATATCCTTTTTTGGCCAACTCACGATATGGTAGTCCATCCTGATTTTCTTTTACTTCAATCGAACCTGCTTTTTGAAATGGAATAAATGAATGCTGCATAAAATGAAATTTTCCATCACCATATGGAAATGCAAAACTAATTGCAGTGTTATCAGAGAACATTGAGTAGTCAAATCCGATGAATACCTCACGATTATCTATTGTAAAGTCCTCTAGAATTGCGCTCTCAACATCATCTAATTTAAGAAAACTATCCCTAGATTGCTCAAGCCAAATGTTTAGAGATTTATTTTGAAATTTATCAACTGAATCAGTTAACAAAGCATTTCCACGATCAGTGATCAAATCTTTTTTCATTTGCGGTTTACAGTAAATGAGCGGATTCGATTTAACCCATTTATCAGGTTCGAATAATTCTTCTTTACTATCTTGCTCCCACACTAAGCAAAGATAGTTATCACCACTTGTTCGATCCCAATCTCTTTCCATTGCTTCAACAGCCTTAACTTCATCCCTATGAAAAGGAACACTAGGATCAGGATACGCTGTTGAAATTTGAATAAATTGATGATTGTCTTGGCCATTTTGACCAGTCGTAATATCTGATACTCCTTGGGTGTCAGCAACTTTACCAAATTCATCTCCTATGGCCAAAGTGAAGTGGAAGCCATCATAACTTCCAGAATTATAAGTAATAGCATGAATTGTATTATTAGAATTTCTCATTCTGACTTGAGATGCTTGTGAACTTAAACTCTTTGGATCAATACCACATTCTTTGGCATAAGACTTAAATGGCTCAATTTGGATAATGTGACTCAGTGTGGTCTTAACATAACCCATTAATTTAGATGTTTGCTTAAAATTGATTGATGAAATTAGGTAATCTTGATTCTTTAATCCAATAGATGCAATCAAAAATGTATAAGCCATATAGACACCCATAAGAAATGATTTTCCATTGTGCCGAGCCATTGACAAAATTCCCCTAGTATATCGTTTTTGATTGTTTTTATCTTTCCACGCAACTAATTGAGAAAAAATAAAAACCTGTGAGTCGGTTAAGGCTACAGGTTTATTTGATTTAGCTTCAGGAACGATAGCAGCAAACTTCAAAAAGCGATCCAGCTCCGCAATGTCATAATGATAAGGAAAATCACGTTGATCCTGACGTTGCAAATCTCTTAAATGCCGAAAACAAGCTAATTTAATTTTATATGGTGCCATTACTGGTCCATGTAAAACAGCGAAACAGTATTTAGTACCACGATCGGTATATTTGGTGGCAATGTCCGTCCAATTAACTGCTTCAAAGGCACCTTGTACATCATGCGTTTGTGTTAAATCAATTTTCATTACATTTACCACCTCCATATTAATAAGCTAATGTTTTGCTAGTTATTTTTAGAAAATATTTGTATCATTGCTTGAGTTTCATCTTTAGTAAAACTCATAAGTAGTAGCCGAGAACTAACATAGCTTAAATTATAAGCCATATAAGCAAAGCTTCTTGATTTAGCTTCAAACCATTTGTCATCTTTAAATTTGAAATAAAGCATCAATCTTTTCCTTCTTGAATTAGTGCAAATAAAGCAATTATGATAAAAATTATTCCTATTATCTTTTCCATTTTCTATAATCCTTAAACCACATAACCAGCCATAGAATGAAAATCACTATAAATACAATTCCACCAATTATTAAACCAAGTATCTCCTCAAAATATTTCAATTGTGCATAATTATTAATCCAATTCATTTTTTAAAGAACTCCTTCATTGAATCTGTAATTGATTGTTTCTTCTCATCTGGTGCCTTGTACTCTATCATTTCTGATCGTGCTTTAGGACTCAATCCAAGCTCACGACCAATTGAATTTAACTTTGATAATGAGTCAGACATCATCTGATAAGCCGGATTTTTTCTATAGCCGGCAAAATCTCGATTAATTACCTCACCAGTCACAGGGTTAACTACCGTCTTAAACATTTTCTGCTGCAGTCCATCATCTTTAAGAGATTGTTGAGCTCTACGATAGACATCATATGCTGAACAATACTGCTGCAATAAATATTCATCTGCACGCAGGACTTTAGGATTTTTATTAAGATAGTTGGCCATCTTTGGCCATAAAAGTTTTCCGTACTTATCAAGCCATTTTGGAGCTTGTGTAGGCACTTTCGGCCTTGATAAATCAACTTTCGCCAAATTTGACCCCCCTATCAAAAAGTTTCAAAAATGTTTGCGCATCACAAGAAAACGACACTGTTGCGGCTCCCTAAGAAGCAAAACATGGGGCGGGGCATTAAAAAATTATGTTTTGATAAACTATGGACTTCAAAAATTAAATTGCTCTAAGGGCTTCTCATACCCGTCTGGAACATTCATTAATTTAGAAATTGTTTTAATGTCCGTAATCTCAGGAACGGGTTTAATTTGATTATGCAAACCAGTCCCATAATATTTTTGTTCCCACCGTGTCTTCTTCGCGTGACAGTCACGACAGCATGTAACTAAATTATTAACGTTATCAATTTGATTAATATCAAATTCAACTGGAACAATGTGATCTACTATAGTTCCAGTTCCCTTAAGGCAATATCTACAGAGGTGGTAATCTCTTTGGAGAACTACCTTTCTGAGGTTCTTCCAAACACGGGTATGATAAAACTTATTTTGCTTTGCCTTAGTTGAATTACGATAACGTGTTACATGATTATATTTCCAACGTGTTTGTTTAGATTCATGATATTTATTTCTTCTGTCAAGATATTCCTGTTCATGACTAATATGTGTTTGACAATAGTGATTAGGCATAACAGCAAATGCATGACAGCCTAGATACTTGCATCGCCTTACTCGTGGCATTTTACATACTCCTTATTGTGAAAATAAAAAGAAGCAACTGAAACCTCAATTGCTTCTTCATTGACCGTTTGACACGTTCGATCCTGATGACTTAAAGCCATCTATACATATTGTAGGAATTGAACCTACACACTCAGTATTACTAAGATGCTTCCGTTACATAAATATGTACTGAATATTTATTAATCGATATACCTTACCATGATGTCAATCATAAAACAAACTTATAAATTAAAATTCATTACTACAATAAATATTCAAAAGGGAGTTACAGGATTTGAACCTGCATCTTCAGGCAATGTTTGACGTCTTACCTATTAGACTAAACTCTCATAATAATAGCAGCCAATAGTAATTTACTAAGCCTGCTATTTAAAATCACAAAAGGAGGTTAAGTACATGACTTACCGTATCAAGAGTGCGAATCAATTTCTCTCAATTAATTCACAATATCATAATAACTCATTATGTTCGGATAAATGTTAGATGAATGTTGTATAAATCTTGTATCAAAGTTGGATAAATGTTGTACGAAAGTTGTATGAATCTTGTATCAGATTTGTATTTATTTTGGAACTCTAAAATTAGGAATCCAATCTACTTGGTGTTCATGCCTCTTTTTCTGAACTTCAAATCGATTAGCAAATTCACACAGAGCACCAACTTTTCTTTTATCCAAAGTTGAAGTATCTATTCCCAATCTGTTAGAAACAGTATTTCTATCTAACTTGTAAAGACATAATAATTTAATGATCTCTCTATACTTCCTACCATCATTAGACATATGAGCATATGTATCAGCAACACATAAAAACACAGCAACATAGTTAATATGATCTAAAACCTTTTTCTCTTGTGAATTACCATTAGTGTGACTAGGGATGCTATTTAATTGTGGGCTAGTAATATCTGTAATCTGTTTATCAGCTCTACTCATAATTATAGGAAAATCATTAGTAAGAAACTGTTGAACATTAGCTGCAGTCTTTTTACGATCCCAATGCTCAAATTCTTTTAAATAATACATTTTGCTTAACCTACCTCATTAATTCATGCATCCCTAAAACTGTTTGTGATTAGCTATTCATGACTACTATGCTTAAAGCTTATTTTAGGAACTATCTTCAACTGAATTTCAAAACTCTCATTCATATCCATTGGATTAAATCCTTTAAATACAAGATGATGATAATCCGTTTTTGTAATTGGAACATCGCCAGAATTCAAGTTATATGCTGCAGCAATAATACTTGCAGCAATCTTCTGCATCCCGTAGTTCCAGGTCTTTTGATAAATATCTAAATCATCAATATTAATCTTCATGATTATTATCCTTTACGTACATCCCACAAGTTATGGCCTAGATATGTAATTGAATCACCATCATGAACAACCAATTCACCATGTTTAGTTTGAACTGTAGCAAGATACTGGCAAAATCTAATTCCTGAAAGTTCATAAAATTTCCAGCCATTGTTTGCTAAGAAAACTGATTTATATGTTTTATTCCATGTCTCTTTTGATTTTTTGGTTCCAACTTGAATATCAATATTTTCTTTCATTTGATCAACTTCCCTACCTAGTTTTGCAAAATAGTGCAAATAATTTTTCCAGCCATCGGCCACTGGATTAGACATTAAAGTTACCTCCAACATTGTAAACTGCACCTGAGGTTTTATCTTTTTTCATCATCCTTTTTAGATCATCCATTGAAGTATGGGAACTAATTACTGTAAGTTTCTTAGGCTCTAATAAATAAAAATCCCCAAGGAATTCATCCCCATAAAGACCATTCTTTTCAGTAGGGATGAAATATTCATCTGCTTCTTCATCATGAACAATTGAATCAGCATAAATGCTTTTGCCATTTTTATCAAATGAAATCCATTTTTTCTTATTTAACAAAGTAGTTATCCTCCAAATCATGAATTCTTTTAGCCAAAATAATGATACTGTCCCACAAAATGTTGTCTTGAGTTGTTGCTTTTTTATCTGTTGTTTGCATGTATTCCTTAACCGTGTTAAGCAATTTGTCGTTTAAATCATTGCTATTATGAATCTCATCTAAAAGCTCCTGGTTGGACTTTTCATTCTTATGATTAGAATACATGTTCATAGCCAGCAACACGGTCCACACGACAAAGATAATGTCATTTAAGTGATTAACTATCCAAAGCATCATTTCCAAATAGACCACCACCAGTGCCATGCTGATTCGAAGTAATACTTAATCTTCATCATTTAAATCTCTCCTGCAATTAGGGCAAAAATTAACTGGTTCATCAGTATGTCCTTCAATATCTTTACCGTCAATTTCTAGTTCACCTTTATTGTTAAGATAGCAAAACAAAAAATTTCTCTGATGTGTAGGATCATTTTTCTTTCGATAGTAAATTACGTATGTTTGACGATCTCTATTTTTGAAATTACAAAAATCACAAGGTTTCATTATTTTTCCTCCCTAAATTGTGCCGTATCAGGATTATCACTATTCAAAAACTTATTAACGAAATAGATTTGACCTTTGCCAGTTACCTTAGAAGTCTTGCTAATAGTCGTATGACCATCTGAATGAGTAATTACAGACTCTTTAACACGAAAGAGACCTCGTTCCATGGATTTTTGCGTTGGAGAGTTATAATCTGATCCGCGTCTCTTAATTAAGTAACCGTGCTCTCTTAGCCAGCGATATAAACGAACACCACCAATCTGCACACCATTTTGCTTTAAGATTTTAGCAAGATCATTGATTAGAATGGTTCGATTAGAAGCTGTTACGGCATCTGCAAATAATGCTTTAGGCTTCATTTGATGATTCTCAATCTTTAATTGAGTATTCTCATTCTGAAGAATTGCATAACCACGTCTAACAATTTCTTGTGGATCATTCCACTTTCTTTCAATTTCAATTAGATATTTACGATATTCTCTTCCTTTATCGGTATGACTCATTAAGCATAGTTGTTTGGCCATATCGATTGTTAAGGCATAATCTTGGATCGGCTTGTGACCACCATTTCCAACTACCGTAACTGCAGTTACGCTTGTATAATCTTCACCTAGTTCAAAATCTTTAAAATTTTGCTCAACCCATTTACTAAATCTAGTTGTTAATCCAAGTCCACGATGTAAATCACGCGCGGATACCAATTGCTGATCATTCTTAACTTGAATTTTTAGTAATTCTTCAGTCACTTAACTCACCTAACCTTTTGCCATTAACATTGAAATTGCATTTTTATACGTAGAACATAAAATATGAAAAACAACGTCGTCTTTACTAGTTCCTGTATCTGCTACAATTTGATCGCAAGCTTTATAGAATTCGGCTTTATTTTCATGTTCGATCGCACGCATAGCTTTCATAACTGTGTTTAGTCGCTCTTTATTTAAATTAATTTTGATACTTTTAATCTTCATGGGTATACCCTTCTACATCTATATACCAATTTGGACCTTGAAAAGTTATTTTCTGCTTCATTGGGACTAGCAATCTTGCATGGCTAAAAATTCCAGCATTAATTTCAACTGCAGTTCCATCAGGCCATTTGCGTAAACCATACTTTAATAAATCTGCTGCAGAATACTTTGCAAACAACTTTGCAGGTATATAAGATTTACCTGGTATAAAAGGAGTTCGATTATTCCATTTCTTTTGATCCATCATCAACTACTCCTTTATATAAAAAGTCAACGAGCAATTTCATAACGTAAGAAACCTGCAGCAACTCATCAGGCTCTAATGCTGAAGAACGCAAAATTGTTGTGCTCCGAGTGTGCCAGTCTGCTATGATTTCACAGTAATTTTCATCACACTCATCTTCAAAACTGATAGTAATCAACTGCAAAGTGTTTTTTACACGATCATAAGAAAAGCTAACATGGGCATCCCTGTAGAGACTGATTAATCTAACGAAATCACTTTGATTCATTCTTAGGCTCCCCTTTTTCATCAAATAATTCCACTTGCTTTGAATCATCAGAATTATCATCTAAATCTAGTTCTGTTTGATCACTAGTAATAACTAATTGAACAGAACCATTTTGACGAAACTCATTCAGCCATTGCCAATTGATATTGTTACCTGTTCCTGAAAAAGCAAGAGTCACATTACCCTTAGCATCTGCTTTAAAATTCTTAAATGTTCCATGCCATACAATCTTTTTAGCCATTTTCTTTCTCCTTAATTTTCATCTTTAGCTTTGCTACTAAAACTCCCGTTTTAGATAAATCTTTATCTGCAGTCAGCATTTTTTCATGATTTAATATCATTAATTCTTTTCGAGTAACCACTGCTAAATTATCTGGGTCAAAATTTTCTTTATTGCCATCTAAGAAAATAACAATTTGATCTTTAGATAACTTGGTACGATGAGCTTTTTCCCATACATACCTTTGATATAATTGCCATTTTTTGGGTTCGGCTACTTTGATAAAGGAATAGCCATCTTTATGATGTGCAATATAGCCAACTTCATGATGCTGAGGTGGAATAGTTCCTTTTTTAAACTGACCTTTGCCATTACTTAAATCAATATGTAACCCCTTATTCCAAGGGATGCTACCTTTAACAAAGGTGCCATCAGACCTTCTTATTGTCATCAGGTGCATCAACTCCAATCATATGAGGTAATTTAGAATTAGCATCTTCACGGTTATCCATGAATTTAGCTGCATCTAATACAACGCGTGCATTATCTACAATCGTATGGGCTATTCCATTCATAGCTTTACTACGATTAATTTCCTTGTTCATTTCTTCATCACTAATATCATCTTTGTCTAACCTAACTAGTTGGTTAAAAAGCATATTATTTAAATCTTCAAGTCGATTACTTGCCATTTTTATGCTACCTTTCACATTTGATCCAATTCAGCATCAATTATTTTTAAAAGTAATTTACCGTGTGTATCATGACTAAAGTCTTCTTCATCAGCATTAAAAGATTGAAGTAATTCAGGCATTTCATGATCATTAAAAAGAGCTAAAGCTTTCATAAGCATTCGGCCTATGACTATCTTCTTTTCTTTATCAGTCACAACATGACCATCATTTGCAGTTGCACTTTCAGTACAAACAAGTAATATTGCAGATCTAATAAAATCTAAAGCCATTGTCATATCATCTGCTTGCTGTAATGAGTCCAATATTTTCTTAATTGTTGCTTTTTCTTTCTTGCCCATTTATGACCATCTGCCCCATCCTTGATAACTAATTGGCGTATCAGCATTAACTCTTTTAACGCTGTCACTCTTATTTTGCTGAATGACATATTCAACTTGGCCACGTTTTTCTTGGTCATCTGGATTAAAGGTTCTAAGCCCAGGACTAACTCTTCTGATTCCACGTCTAGCTAAGGATGATGTTGTAAATTTAGCAAACAGCCAAGCTGGTGTAGTTGTAATTCCAGCAGGTAAGAAAACTAAAATCTTTTTTCTAGCTAAACTAATTTTTTCGTCTTCGTGATTAATTTTCTGCATCGGTAGCTGCCTCCTTATTCCATATTTCTTGATCTTTTAGTTCTTGATTAAGCATAGTAATCAAATAGCCAATTGGACTATTAACATACAGATTTCGGATTCGTTCATCGTATGCCTTGCATAGTTCATCTCTATTTGATTCTTGAAGCTGAGCAACTCTTGTCCTAATTTGTCTTAATTGTCTAAGATTTGGTCGATTATGTGTGCCGTAAAATTTGTCATAGAATCTTATTGATTCAAATAATTTAGACATTGTTTGAGTTATCTTTTCTTCTTCATCTTCATGATTTACTTGGTTTTGTGTAGTAGAGGAGGAAGAAGAAGAAGTATAAATAAAATTATTAAGTATTTTGTTATATGAGTATTTAGTTAAGTCAGTATTTAGTAGTGTCGGATTATCCAACGTAGGAAAAGCCTGTGTAGGAAAATCCGACTTAGGCTTAGTAGACTTATCCACAGGTTTCTTAGAAGCAGATTTTTGAACCTGCTTTTTAACGACTATCTTTTTCTTAGCTGCAGATTTTCTCTTTTGCTCGATCCAAGTCTTTTTAGGTGTGTCAGATAGCAACCAGGTACTTTTATTAGTAAGTTGGCCAAGTTCATTTCGAACACGACTTCTAAGCAAGTAGCCTGCTTTTTCAAGCTCATCTAAAGCGCTCATAGCCTGATCTCTACCACCCTTAAAGTGTCTAACCAATTCGGTGATAAAGAAGTTCCAGTCATCAGGTCTCGACCATAAGTAGCCGAATAACCCTTTCGCTTTTAGTGTTAAATTGGGATCTTCAAAAACATGATTGCTAATAACCATGTAACTCTTGTCATATACTCTTTTTAATTTTGGCATGGTGTTACCTCTTAAATAAGATTCCTTTTGTGATATAATCTTTGTAGATTCTTTTTGGTGTGCGTGTTACCTGATTTCAGGCAACACGCTTTTTTGTATTTTGGTCAAAAGTGATTCTTTTGACCAAATTTTATTATCACGATCAAATAAAGCATTGCTGTTCTTCAACAGATTATTAAATGTTTCGTTTGACATGCTGCAGCCTCCTACATTCCAACTGATAAAACGTCAGGGTTGCAGTACAAACCAATGATCGCTAAAGCGAATAAAGCGGCATAGCCAATTACAATACCTACTTCAATTACCGTTTTCATTTTTGTCATAGTTCAGTTCTCCTTTAATACTTTCAGATCGCGCAAGTGCGGATCTAAATGTTTTTCTTCAAAGTTTTTTGACTGCCAGATCAAAAACTTTTGCCACAACGGTTCAATGATAAATGTCGATCTTGTCGACACTCTCACGATTGCATCCGCATAAGGTGATGCTTCACACTGTTTTCTCCAAGTTGCCCACGTTTTATCTGCCAGATTGTAGTCTTCTTGGATTTGTTTTGGTGTTTTCCAGCCATTGGCCATCATCTATAATCATCTCCTTTCAGGTGCATGTATTCAGAAATGATAGCTTTCATGGCGTTAGGATCACTGTCCTGATCCAACTTGCGGCCGATATATTTTTTCATCTTTTCTAATAACTCTTTATCGGACATATTTTTCACCTCCTTTCAGGACTTTAATAATGACTAAATTAAGGCTAAAATTATTGCTATAATGGCTAATACCGCTCCAATAATCGCAATTATGTAATTTTTATCCATGAGGTATCTCAATGACTCCTTACGAAATTGTTTCAATTGCAATAGCTACTTTAGCTTTTGCACTCTCACTTTATTCAGCAATTAATACTTATTACGAGAAACATATAAAGACACGTGTATATTTACGTTGGACCTATGAGCTAGGTCAGCAATTAAATATCTGCTTGTTAGTTTCAAATATGTCTTCTAGACCATCGACGATTACTAATATTTATTTCACAAATGAAGATGAAACTGTTGAATCATCTTGGTTTCCAGTAAAACTAATATCACAGACTAGATTTAATAATGATAAAGTATTTGTCTTTAGTGACTGTACTCCATTAAATATTCCACCTAGATCGTCTAAAACCTTTGTAATAAGCTTTCAGAATCTCAGATCTACAAACATAATTTCTGACAAAATGAGATTTAAGTTTAAGATTGATAACGCTCAAAACATTATGGAATTTCATCCCAAAGTTGTTTTAGATTCTGAACAAATCAATTTTGCTTTAGAAAACAGACTGTATAACTAATCTTTTTTAGCCATATACATACCAATCAGTTGCAACCAAATCATCCAAGTTTGGATTCCAGCGTTTGGTTTTAAAATGTCCTTCTGCAAAAGGAATAATTAAAACGCAAGCTGTTGTATTGGTTGGCAAATATATTGATGGTCTGGGCCATAACTTTTACGAGTTATGCCACGACCTTCTTTTTTTGCCATTAAACAAGCCTCTCTAATATTCATTTTGTCGCCTCCTTACTTCTCTCTTAAATCATCTAGACTTACCTTTAATGCATCAGCAATCTTGCAAGCATTAGTAAAACTAGGATCAGACTACTTAGTTCGATAATTTCTAAGTGTGTTATCTGAAATACCTGTCATTTTCGATAAACGATAAATGGTAAGTGATCTTTCTTTTAAGATCTTTTCTACTACGTTCCACATTTTTATTTCATCACCTTCTTTGTCATATAATGAATTCATACTCGAATAAGAAGGTGAATTTTATGATTGATAATGAACAAAGAGCACATGATTTGACACTCTTAATCCTTCAAAATCACTGGGATGATTTAGAAGCTTATGGTGTCAAAATTCATGCTAAGCCTCATGTTTTAGATGCTTATGCATCTCTTTATCCCGAGATTTTGAAGTGGACGAAAAAGCAAAACTTTTAATCCATTTTGAATATTGTTTTTCAGACATCGGCTGTAATGCTGATGTCTTTATTTGTTTCCACAACTTTCTCGCATCCACATTCGGGCTAAGAAATTCCTTCAGCTCCTTTGGTGAGCCTTCAAGCGTGAGTTTCATATCATCGCCCCCTTACTAAATCTAACATAACGTTTAACTATGGGTAAAAGAAATATCACCTAAAGAAATGTTATAAATCTTTGAGAATCCTTCTGCCCAAGCAGGCGGCACTTTATCAGGATTGCTTTCAAAAGAAGCCACTCTTTGCCTAGAAATGGGCATACCGAAGTATGAGCTCAAGCTTTTAGCAGCTTCATTTTGACTTAATCCTGCATTAACTCTAGCAGCTTTTAAAGTGATTTTTGTATTGCTACTCATTTATTTACCACCTCCTTACGTCTTATATATTACCCTAACATTTTGTTATGGTCAATAAAAACCTAACTTTTTCCTAACTTTATGTTATTTTCTCTAACAAAACTGTTATACTAATAACAAAGAGGTGAGAAAATGAGTGCTATATCTGAAAATATAAAATTTTATAGATCTAAAAATTCTTTAACCCAAGCTCAATTAGCAGATAAATTAAATGTATCTGAACAGGCAGTTTATAATTGGGAACGTGGTACAAGAATACCTAGAATGGGCTATATTGAGAAAATGGCTAAATTATTCAATATTGAATCACCTGATATTCTTAAAGTTAATAAACAACCTACAAACATGAAGCCACTCTCTCAATCAGGGATGCACGCCGTTCGCATCCCTATCATTGGTACAATTGCCTGTGGCACACCTATCTTAGCTGAACAAAACATTGAGGGTTATACAACTGAATTATTTAATGAAAAACCTGATGGCACACTTTTTGTTTTAAGATGTCAAGGTGATTCCATGGAGCCCAAAATTCCCGATGGAGCTACAGTTATAGTACGTGAACAACCTACTGTCGAAGATGATGAGATAGCTGCAGTCTTAGTTGACGACAACACAGAAGCCACTTTAAAGCGTATTAAACACGTTGGTAAACAAGTAATGCTGATGCCAGAAAATAAAAAATACGATCCTATTCTTCTTAACGAAGAAAATCCTGGTCGTATCTTAGGCAAAGTTATTAAAGTTAGTTATGATTTGTAAGGAGTTTTAATTGTGCGGTTAAATCATGATTGTGTAAGAGATGTTCTTTTATTTATTGAACAAGAACATAGACCTGGTAGGTTTATCTCTCTTCAGCAATTTTTATCTGCTGATGTACTGTCAGATCATTACAGTGCGGATGATATTAAATATACCCTGCTTCAATTACTAGATGCTGGCTTTATCCAAGGTAAACCTACTTACACTTACAATTCACTTGCTATGTTTTCATGTGGCGGATTAACTTGGAACGGTTGCCAGTTTATAGACACAATTCGAGATAATAAGGTTTGGCATCAAACAAAAATTGCTGCTTCGAAGTTAAGTAGTGTATCAATGACAATATTATCCAGTATAGCAACTAAGGCTTTATCCAAGATCTTAGGACTTTAAACTCTATACCATCAATAAATTTATAAATATTATGGGGTTTATGTCCTAATATTTTAGTACAAGCCTCATAATCAGCTTTGTCAAAATGTTCTAATGCCATAGCATCTCCTTCAGTAATGGATGATACCATTAGTAGCTTGTTTTGACCGTCTTCTTTTGTGAAATAAATAATATCTTTTAACATTTTAATCACCTAGCAATATTATACATTATCGTCCACAGTGACGTTAAGCCTGACTTTTGGAGGTTAAGAAATTGAAAAAATCTATTATCGCTGGTCTTGCATCAGTTGCTCTTATGGGTGCAATTGGAATATGTTCAAATACAAAACAGTCTACAAGTCCAATTACACCTCAAACTGCAGAAGCTGCAAAACTTCCCAAGCACTTTGTATATTGGCTCTCACCTAAAAAAGTAATTGTAACTAAGAATACTAAATTCAATCTAATTGCAAACAACGATAGCTTATCAGACAATGGAGTAATTTTAACTACAAAAACCTTAAAAAAAGGTAGAGTTGTAAAAATCTATCATGGAGTAAATGGGCATCAAAAATGGACATTTAACCCTATTCCTAAAGATTTTGCTATTCCTGAAAATGTAACTAAACAATATCATTGGCATGAATGGTTGAGTAAAGTTAGTCCCAACAACACCAAGTGGTTTGTAATGTATAACAAACGCAATGCTAAGAAATACCGCAAGGCAATTAAAAAGGCAAAGACTGCAGCTAAGCATCATTCAAAATTAAAGATTGCTACTACTCCTGAAAAATATGATAAAAGAACTTTATCAGCAACAGAGGTAGCTTACTTTAATAATCCTAATATTTCAATCAGTGATAAGTTGAGTAAGGCTAATACCTACTCTGGCGCATTACGCGATGAAGCTTATAAATATGCAATGGATCAATTACACCAAGCAGAAAGTGGCACTCCTTATTAAACGAAATATTACCAAATGACACTATCTGATACTAAATGATACAAAGTAATGTCTCTTGACACAACAAGTCACATAGGTTAACATAAAGTTAATCAAGTTAAGTGATCGCTATGCGATCAGACCAAAAGGGACATGTATTGTTACATGTCCCTTTTGTGTTTGAGGTGTTTTTATGAACCCAAAGCCTTTTAAAACTATTGATCAACAAATAAGTATATTAAAAAGTCGTGGATTACTAATTCAAAATGAAGAAGCCGCTAAAAATAATCTTCGTAGATATGGTTATTATGAAATTATTAATGGTTATAAAGATTATTTTTTAGTTGGTTCTGAAGACAACGAAGCTGATGTCTTCAAGCCTAATGTTACATTTGAGCATATATTTGCGTTATTTACTTTAGATAGAAATTTAAGAACTCAGGTAATGTCTGCTCTTGAAATATTTGAATCTAATTTAAGACAAGCAGTTGCATACACAATATCTGAAAAATATACTGAGTTGCAAGATAGCTATCTAAAACGGTCGAATTATCGAACTGGAAAAAAACAATATTATCGCTCATTAGGTCGTGAAGCTTATCCTATTGATGTATTACTAGATGTTCTTAAACGTATTACTCATTCAAATGCTGAACCATTTAAACACTACAGAGATAAACATGGAAATATTCCCCCATGGATTATTGTTAAGAAATTAAATTTTGGTAATTTGATTTGGTGGTATCAGCTACTCAAAGGTGATCAAAAAAGAAATGTAATTTCAATAATGACAGGCTTAGAGCCCACTTTAATTGAACAATTACCTGATTTTGAAAAGGAGACTGTAAAATAGTTTGT